GCCTATGGGGAGCAGTATTACCGAACCGCTTTCGAGGTGGCGAAAGGGACCGGGGCGGGAACCAATCTGGCCCGGCTGGATGACAGGAAGATAGAAGCTGTCATCAAAAGGCCATGGGCGCAGGATGGGGAGGACTTCTCGAGCCGTATCTGGACAAATAAGGATAAATTAGTCAGGAACCTGCATACCGAGCTGACGCAGAACATCATCCGTGGTGAGTCTCCTCAGAAAGCCATAGACAGCCTGTCAAAGACCATGGAGGTCAGTCGGAGTCAGGCCGGGCGCCTCATCATGACTGAATCCGCGGCCATCTCATCGGCGGCTCAAAAGGACTGCTTGAAGGAACTGGGAGTGGAGAAGTATGAGATTCTGGCCACGCTGGACGGCCAAACCTCTGAAATATGCAGGGATATGGACGGTAAGGTCTTTGACATGAAGGATTACAAGGTGGGCATTACAGCACCGCCTTTTCACCCCAATTGCAGGTCCACCACGGTGCCGTACTTTGACGATGAGTTTACAGAAGGGGAACAGCGGGCTGCTAGGGATGGGGACGGAAAGACATATTATGTTCCGGCGGACATGAAGTACCGGGAGTGGGAAAAGCGGTTTGTTGTTGAAATGCAGATAGAACCTGATATAATGAAGTCAGGAGCAGTAAGCGGGGCGAGGAATCCGAATGGAAATGCTGCGAAAGATCATGCAGAAAGATACTACGGGCTTGTACGGAGTATGAAAACCGATGTTCCTAAAATCGCAAAATCAACAGGTTATTCAGAGGAGCAGATTCAGGAGATTAAGAACTTTATTTTCTTGGATAAGCATGACCTGGGCGGCCCAGAACCAGAATATTTCGCGCCCGATTATATGATGGCCGAATCGTGGAGAAGACTGATTGATGGAAAACCGGAGTCGCACGATCTGACGCTCCTAAAGCATGAGATTAAGGAAAAGGAATTAATAGGCCAAGGATACAGTCAGGATGAAGCACATAGACTGACATCAGCGGAATATAATTACAGCAAGGAGGCGAGTAAATTCTATGCTAAAATTAAAAAATATAAAAAGGAATAACCGTGTCATAGAATGTGACATTATTCCGGAAGATAGTAAGCAAAAAGGGCATGTGGTAGTTGACATAGCTTCCGGTAATCTTCGTGAATACAGCCTGCCAGAGGGATATGAGTGGTGTAGAAATCATGTTAACCACGCACAAATCGAGTTGTTAAAATTATCAAGGGAAAAGAATATGCCAGATGAGAAATTAGTCATGTGGTATTAGTACCACCAGTCAGCAAAGGGCCGGTGGTATTTTATTTTGTCGCGATAATTGAAATAACTAAGTTTAAATGAGCACGCGGGACTATCCCGGGTGTTATTTTTACGTCCAAAAGAAAGGAAGAGACTATGAAAAAAGAAGATTTTGTCGCTCTGGGCATCAGCGAGGAGCTGGCATCCAAAGCGGAGCGGGAATCAAAGAAGGAGTTGGAGGGCTACGTCCCTAAAACGGACCTGGAGGCCCTCAACGCCACAAAGGTCCAACTGGAGAAAGACATCAAGACCAGGGACAAACAATTGGAGGAACTGAAGAAGGCCAGTGGCAGCAGCGAGGAGCTCCAGAAACAGATTACGGACCTGCAGGCAGAGAATAAGGCTGCCAAAGAGAAATATGAGGCGGATATGAAGGAACTGAAGCTGACCACCGCCATCAAACTTGCAATCGGTGACTCCGCCCATGACGCTGACCTTGTGTCCGGACTTGTTGATAAAAGCAAGCTGCTCCTAGGGGACGACGGGAAAGTCACTGGCCTTGAAGAACAGGTGAAGGCACTGAAGGAAGGTAAGGCGTTCCTGTTCAAGGATTCTACTCCTGCGGCCGCCAGGCAGGGAAGCGGAAAAACCGGTTATAAACCCAAGGCCGGCGAGACATCAGAGGGTGGCTGGGCCAAGACAGTGGCGGAGAGTCTGAACAAAGAAACCTCAAAAAACCCCTATGCGGATGCATGGGCAACAAAATAGAGAAAGAGAGGAAATGACATGTATTTAGTAAAGAAGACGTACGATAATTCTCCGGAGTTTCTGCGGAATGAGTATTATGAGAACATCACCTGTACGGTACTGGACACCGGGGTGACAGCGGACGCCGAAGGGAAAAAAATTGTTCTGGCAGGCAGCCTGCTGGACAAGGATGGAAAGGTGGTAAAGGTTGCGCGCAGCGGGAGCTCCGGGGCTTATACGTACACATTTTCCACGGAACCCGTTGGCATTCTTTTCGCAACCACTGAGGTCACATACGGACAGCAGGCTGGGGCCCTGATGATTGCCGGTTCCGTCAACACGGAGCGGCTGCAGGGGGAATACCTGGTTGATGCTGTGGACCAGATGGTGGAAAAGATGCCATTTATTAAATTTTTTGTGGATGGGAGCCTGCAGGTCAAGGCTGCCACACCCACAGTATAAGGAGGATTAAGACATGCCAAGAGTAGAAGAATTATTAACACCACAGGAGCTGATTGATTATACGAAAGAAAGGCAGACCGAAGCCTATATGGGTGAGTTGCTTTTTCCGGAACGTAAGACCGAAGCAATGGAAATTAAGATGATTAAGGGTGCGTCCGACCTTCCCGTATCTGCCCATATTCATGCGTTTGATACGGAGACAGAACTGGGCTCCAGAGAAGGCGCTGATTACAGCATGCAGGACCTGGCCCTTATCAAGAGGAAAATCCGCCTGGGCGAGAAGGAAATTATTGCCCTTGAAAGCCCCAGGAATGACCAGGAAGAGGCGGAGATGGTCCGGAAAATTTACAGTGACGTGGATAACCTGGTGGCGGGAGTGAAAACCAGAGTCGAGTGCTTGAGAATGGAAGCCCTGTCCACAGGAAAGCTTTCCATCAATGAGAACGGCTTCAAGGCAAGCATTGATTATGGAATTCCGAGCACGCATAAGGCTGATAAGACATGGGGGAGCGGTGACCCCACTATCTTGGAGGATATGGATGCCTTTGTGGACCGGATTGTAAAAGACACCGGGTTCACACCAACACGGGCATTGACATCCAAGACCAATCTGAACCGAATTTTACGGGACCACAGGATACGCTCTGCAATCTACGGTGTGAACAGTGACCGGGTGCTTACCAGGGCGGAGCTGAATGCTTTCCTGGCCCAGCAGAGCCTGCCGCAGATTGCCATTTATGACAAACAGTACCGCCAGCAGGATGCAAAGGGGAAATATTCGTCCGCGCGCTTCCTTCCGGAATCTGCATTCATTATGATGCCGGATGGGAAACTGGGGGATACATTCTATGGCCTTACGGCCGAGGAGCTGGAGCTCCGTAAGAATCCGGATGTGGATGTGTCTGCTTTGGGGAACATCGTGGTGGTACAATATGACACGGTAGACCCTGTCGGCCGGTGGATTAAGGCAGTTGCCACGGCCATGCCGTCGTTCCCGTATGCAGACCAGGTATTCATTGCTACCATTTCGTAAGGAGGGGCCATGGACCTAATGAAGCTGAAGGCGTTATTGGGGATACCTGAAGGCGACACAACGCAGGACATCGCCCTGCAGTTCCTTATGGAGGATGTGGATGAGACTATCCGGAACTACTGCAACTTAAAAGCAGTTCCGGCAGGCTTGACCAGCACATCATATCGGATGGCAATAGACCTGTACCGGTATGAGCGTCCCGGGGATGGGGAGGCGCCGGCCCGGGTATCATCCATATCGGAAGGGGACACATCCACCAGCTTTACAAGTGCGGCGGATGCCTTATCAGGCGGTATCCTGAAGGATTACCAGGGGCAGCTTAACCGGTACAGGAAGCTGGGGTGGTAGAATGGTAAGTGAGACAATCAAACAGGCACAGAGGATGCACAGGAAGGCCATAGAGGCCACTTACGATGGAACATGCAGGATTTACGGCATGAAGCCCATAAGAGACCCTGTGACAAAGGTGACGAGGCAGGAGGAGGCCCTTGTACAGGATGGTATAGCCTGCCATTTGTCTTACTCCAGTACGGCGCCGGCGGCCGGCAGTGATACGGTTACGGGTGTGGCACAGACCATCAAGTTGTTTCTGGATCCGGAGCCTGTGGTTCCCCCAGGCAGCCGGATTGAGGTCACCCAGCAGGGCCGGACCGAGAGTTATGCTCAGAGTGGTAAGGCCGCGGTATACTCCTCCCACCAAGAGATTCTTCTGGAGATATGGAAGGAGTATGCGTAATGGCAAAGGGCGGAAGTTTTGATTTTCGGGAAATAAAGAAGCTGCAAAAGCAGATAGAACGTCTGGAGCAGGAGAGGGATGCCTTCAACCGGGAATGCATCCAGGAATTAGCCTCCCGCCTGCTGAGGAAAGTTACGCAGAGAACACCGGTAGGCAAGGCTCCTAAGCTGGATGGACCGAAGACAGTAAAGGTAAAGGGTTCCGATGGTAAGACAAGGACCTTTCTGTCTAAGAATGGAGTTATAAAGCAAAAATACTGGGCCGGATATCAGGGCGGGACGTTAAGGCGCGGCTGGACGGTGGGTGACATCCAGAGGATAGGGGATAGCTACCAGATTGAAATTATCAACCCGACCGAATATGCGTCCTACGTGGAATATGGTCATCGGCAGACACCTGGGCGCTATATCCCAGCCTTAGGCGTAAGTGCAAAAAAGGCTTGGGTCCCGGGAAAGTTCATGCTTACCATATCGGAAAAAGAAATCAATGACCTGGCGCCGAAGCTGATAGAGAAAAAGCTGGAAGCAAAACTTCGGGAGGTGTTCGATGCTTAATAATATCATGGATGCTGTCACCAGGCGGCTGAATGAACTGTTTGGCGATGGTTATGAAATTTACACAGATGCGGTAGAACAGGGCCTTAAGGAGCCTTGTTTTTTTGTGCAGTTTCTGGAACCGTCTGAAAAGCCGATGATTGGACAGAGATATTATCGTGAGACGGCTATGTGTATCCAGTACCTTCCTGGCGATACCCCCCAGCCCTCTCGTGAAATGAACTGGACGGCGGACATCCTCATGGACGGGCTGGAGTATATCACATTAGAGGATGGCAGCTTGCTGCGGGGGACCGGCCGCAGTCACAGGACAGAGGATGGCGTGCTCACCTTCTTTGTCAGTTACAATATGTTCGTCATAAAACCGGAGCCACAGGAGGCATCAATGGAGGGGCTGGAGGCCAACACACAGTTAAGGAGGTTTGGGAATTGAAAGAAACAAAACAGGGAGAAGCAACATTTTTAAAACAGGAACTGCTGGAGGCGGAGTGCTACCAGGGAAAGAAGGACCTGGTGAGTGCCCTGCTGGAAGATGGCAGGAAGTATTCATTGAAAGAAGTGGATGCGGTAATAGATAAATTTATGAAAGGAAAGGTGAAATAAATGTTAGGAGGCGGAAGCTTTACGGTTCAGAATAAAATACTTCCCGGGGCTTATATCAATTTTGTGAGTGCAGCCAGCAGTGTGGCGGTACTATCAGACCGTGGGACGGCGGCAATCCCTCTGGAGTTTGGCTGGGGGCCGGAAAAGGAGGCTTTCATTGTGACAGCCCAGGATTACCAGGAGCGGTGCCAGGAGATATTCGGGTATCCGGCAGATGCGCCGCAGATGTGGCAGGTCAGGGAGTTATTCAGGAACCTGACAAAAGGTATCTTTTACCGGCTCAATGGAGGAGTTAAGGCTGCTTGTGATTATGGACAGGCGAAATACAGTGGAGTACGCGGCAAGGACCTGATGCTGGCCATCAGCGCCAATGTGGACGACAGCACGAAGTTTGATGTGAAAACCATACTTGATAAAAAGGAGGTGGACCGACAGACCGTGGCAGCGGCATCAGAGCTCAAGGATAATCTGTACGTTGTGTTCAAGAAGGATGCAACTCTGGCAGCAACGGCTGGAATCCCATTTACTGGCGGGACGAACGGGGAAGCGGTCAACGGAGAGGACTATGCACAGTTCTTGGCCAAGATGGAGTCCTATACATTCCAGACATTGTGCTGCCCATCCATGGATGATGCAGTCAAGGCTGTATTTACAGAGTATACCAGACGGATGCGCGACGAGGCCGGCGTGAAGTTCCAAACAGTGATGTACCGGATGGCTGATGCGGACTATGAGGGAATCATATCCGTGGAGAACAAGGCGGCAGAGCTGGAGCAGGGGCTTGTGTACTGGACCTGCGGGGTTCAGGCGGCATGTGCGGTTAACAAGACCAACGAGAACCGCGTATACGACGGTGAACTCACGGTGGATGTGGATTACACGCAGGAACAGCTTGCGAGGGCTGTCCGTTCGGGAAAATTCATGTTCCATCGCGTAGGTGATGATGTGCGAGTCCTGATGGATATTAACACATTGGTGACCTTTACGGAAGAGAAGAAGGAAGATTTTTCGAATAATCAGACTGTGCGCGTCCTGGACCAGATTGGCAATGATATCGCATCCATGTTCAATACAAAGTATCTGGGCATTATGCCAAATGATGATGCGGGTCGGGTGAGCCTCTGGAATGACATTGTGACCTACAATAAAGAACTGGCAAGGCTGCGGGCGATTGAGGATGTGGAGTCCAAAGAAATCACGGTAGAGCGCGGGAACAGCAAGCGGTCTGTTGTGGTGAATTGCCCGGTGACACCGATTAACTGTATGTCGCAGTTATATATGACAGTGGTCGTTAGCTGAGAAAGGAGATACATAGATGAATGATATAACCATGAATGCATGGGAGGCAATCAGCGCAACGAAGGCGGAGTGTTTCATTACAATTGATGATGAACGGTTCCTGTTCATGCAGGCGCTAAACCTGGAGGCAAAGATTGAAAAGGTAAAAGCAGAGGTTCCAATACTTGGGCGCATGATGAAAGGCAATAAGGCCATCGGCCTGAAGGGGTCCGGTTCCGCAACATTCCATTATAATACGAGCCGTTTTAGGGAATTGATGTATAGGTTCCAGAACACAGGGAAAGACGTATATTTTGACATACAAGTGACGAATGAAGATCCATCGTCCAGTGTGGGGCGACAGACAATCATCCTGAATGATTGCAATATAGACAATCTGGTCCTGGCAAGATTTGATGCAGATGCGGAATACCTGGAGGATGAGTTTGATTTCACTTTCGAAGGATTTGAAATGCCGGAAGCCTTTGCTGATATTCCAGGAATGCAGTAGAAAGAGAGGATAAGAGAATATGGGAGATTTAAGCAGATTTTTAAAGAAGAATAAAATCAAAAAAGAAAACATGAGAATTCCGGCAACCCAGTCACTTGTGGATGAGTCGGGAGCCCCATTATTGTGGGAAATAAGGGCTCTGACAACAAAGGAGGACAACGAAATAAGGGATACCTGTACATCAGAGGTGCAGGTCACCGGAAAGCCCGGGATGTTCCGGCCGAAGTTTGACGGGAATAAGTACCTTGTCAAAATGGCTGCGGCCTGTATCGTGTCCCCAAATCTGAACGATAAAGAATTGCAGGACTCCTATGGCGTGATGGGCGCAGAAAAACTGATTATGGAGATGATTGACAATCCTGGCGAGTTCAATGCATTCATGGATAAGATACAGGAATTCCACGGATTCAAGCAGACATTCCAGGATAAGGTGGACGAAGCAAAAAACTGATAGAGGGAGACAGTTTGGAGGCGAATATAGCCTACTACTGTCTCCATAAGCTTCATCGGTGGCCACATGAGTTCCTTGACCTCTCCGAAGAGGAGCGGGCTTATGTGGTCGCCTCAATAGAGATAAAGATGAAAAACGATAAGAAAAACTGTGATGAGGCCAACAAAGCTACTGGAAAGGGACGGAGAAGAAAACGGAGAAGGTAGAAATTGGAAAGATTATGTGATATAATTTAGTATATTAAAATACGAGGGAGAGGAATGAGCATGAAAAAGAAACAGGGGGGATGTCTTGTCTTTTTTATTATATGGGGAGCGGTTGCATTTATTATCGGTCTGGCAATGAACAGTATTAATGAAACTGGTCAAAGCATCAGCTCAATTACTGTTGGCGCTATAACAATAGGAGCTTTAGTTGCATTTGCGGCATTCTGTTTTAACATGGCAATATTAACAAGCAGAGCAAAGAAGGTTGCTCGTCAACAGCAGCAGAAGGATAAGGCAGAGGGGCTAAGCCGGTATAATAGCATAGTCCATATCGGAGGATTGAATGCGCCAGAAAATTGTAAATGCACTGCAATATTAAATCCAGATAAGTTAGTGATTGAATGTGGAGGAAATGAATTTTCACTTAGTATTGGGAAAATCCGTAATGTTGACTACCAACTTGATATTGATGTGAAACAGTATTTAACAAGCAGTATGGCTGGTGGTATTGCGGGGGCAGCGTTATTCGGTGTTAGTGGAGCTGTTATCGGTTCTGCACCAAAAACTAAGACTAAGCGAGAAGTTAAGTGTTATGCAATTATTTCGTATGAAGATGATCAAGGGGCTTTCCATACATTTTTATTGCGAGATGAAGTTCCGAATTTAAGCAGATGTGCAAAACTGGTGGATACTCTAAAGCCTATGATAAAAGTACAAGTTAATAAAGTAGAGTTATAAAGTGTTATACAAAGAGAATACGGAGAG